ATTAACGTAGAATCCCAAATTAAAGAATATTATGAACAAAAAGATGCAATTGAGTTTAATCAAACAATTAAACAAACAATTGAAAGCATCAAACTTAATATAAAATCAATTGACGTTGATATTAAAAATAAAAATAATAGTATAATTAATCATACTACCAAGTTATCAAACTCAATTGAACAGAAGAAAACAATTGAGAAGAATATTGAAGACACTAAATTATTAGAAACTCAATATGAAGCATATCAATTGTACACTTCTGCAATTTCAAGAGACGGTATACCATATGATTTGATCAGTAAAGCTCTTCCTACAATTGAAAAGGAAGTTAATAACATATTAAATCAGATCGTTGAATTTACTGTAACTCTACAGACTGATGGTAAAAATGTAACTACACATATTAATTATGAAGATAAGAAGTGGCCATTAGAATTAGCTAGTGGATTGGAAAGATTTATCAGTTCACTGGCTATTAGAGTAGCACTAATTAATGTAAGTAACTTACCAAGACCTAATTTTATAGCTATTGATGAAGGATTTGGATGTGCTGATGCTGATAATCTGTCATCTATGAGTACACTATTTGCCTTTTTGAAGACTAATTTTGACTTTGTTTGGATTATAAGTCACTTGGATGTTATGAGAGATATGGTTGACAACAGAATTGAAATTAAGAAAGAAAACGGATTTAGTAAAATAAGTTTTATATAAAATCTGATAAATATTAACATCTTGAATTTTTTAGCAATATTTATATTTAGTTTTTAAAACTCAAATTTTGAAAGGAAAAATATAACTATGCCAATTCAAGAAGGTGGAAGATTTACGCCGCAGGACACAATTGTAAGTCCTGGGGTATTTACAAGGGAATTAGATTTATCAGGTATTACGCAGGGAGTAGCTGATATTGGTGCAGCAATTGTTGCACCATTCCCAAAGGGCCCTGGCTTTGCTCCAACACTAGTAACCAACGTTTATGACTTGGAAACTAAGTTTGGTGTTGCAGATGGAGTATATTATGGTCCATACACTGCAAAAGAATACTTAAATGAAAAAGGATTTGTAACCGTAGTCAGAGTAGGTGCTTTGACTGGTTATAATCAAGATTATCCATTAGCAATTTATGCTCAAAAGGGTACTTGGAACAGAAATAATGACATTGGTTCACTTGCTAGTGGATCATCATTTTTAACACCATCTGGTTCATTAGTATCCGGATCTGCAAATTATCTAGCAGGTGTAATAGCTACGGGTAATTATACTACTGGATCTGGCGGTGGTGTTATTACTAGTGCTACATTCACTGGATCAATTCCTACCGCATCATTTGTATTTACATTTGCATCAAATGCCGCATCAGCAACAACTGCAGCTGCATCAGTAAATGGATCTAACGGAAGTTTACTATATGCTGGCCAATCTGTAACAACTACATCAACTGCATATGCAACATTTACTAATTTGACTGGTTCTTGGACATATACTAGTACTCTAAATTCTACAACCAGTTATACTGCGGCTCAATTATTAGATTACGGTCTACAAAATACAACCGTAACATTCCCATTACCATTAGTGGTATCTTTATCAGGAACTTCTGTTCCATTTACTGGTGCAAGTTTGATCAGTGGTAGTATAGTATCTTATAAAGGCACATGTGATTCACCAGTATTAAGAGTACAAGGTATAATCTCAGGTGCATTTGGTCAATATAATGGTACCTTCAGTGTAACAGGTAGTGCTCCATATGTTGATAATTGTAACGTATGGCAATCTGGAAGTGCTGCTTCTGAAACAGTACTACTAGCAGTTTTATCAGATACCAGAAATGCTACTATTACCAATCTATCCTCACCAGGATTCTCTGGATCACTACTTACCTCTGCAAGTGTATTAACTTCAACTAGTTCAAGTATTGAACAAGATTATTTCTTGACACTAAGTGGAAGTAGCTTAGGTGCATATGGTGTATTTGAATTCTCATTGGATTCAACAAGTCCTAAGTATATTGAAAATGTATTTGGTACAGATCCAACAGCTGTAAGTACAGCAATTCAATTGAATCCTGCTTATCGTTATACTACATTTGCTGATACAATTAAGAGAATTGCAAATAACTCAACAAGTTACAGAGTAGGTATTGCAGCTGTTCCAGGATCAATGTTCTCTGGATCAAAAGCATTGAATTTCACTGATGCAAATTCATTTAACCCAGCAAATGGTGATAGTAACTTTGGTCTAACCAATGCTTATACACCATTTATTGTATCTCAAAAAGTTGCCGCAGTAAATGGTACTACATCAAGATATGAATTGTTCAAAGTTCATACACTATCTGATGGTACAAATACTAATAAGCAATACAAGATTGAAATTAGTGATGTTAAATTGTCTGGTACAGTATCAGGAACAGATTGGGGTACATTTACTCTATCTGTACGTGATTACAATGATACAACAAAACGTCCTAAGTATCTTGAAACATTCACAAACTTGTCACTAGATCCAGATTCTAGCAACTTCATTGCACGTAGAATTGGTGATAGATACAACTACATCAGTTATTCTGGTAAGATTATTGAATTTGGTACTTATGCCAATGTAAGTAAGAATATCAGAATTGAAATGACTGCTGGTGATTATCCAGTAACTGCTGTACCATACGGATTTAATCCATATGATGTACCAGTTGCAGGTGATCTTGATAATGTTGCTACCACAATGAAGTATAGTAGAGCTTCTCTATATGGCACACAACTTGGTAAGTATCCATCCGGTGTTGTATTTGATGCAATTCCAAGCACAGATGCTGAATTGGTTGCTCTATATCCAACTGCTTCTGCCGGAGTAGAAACATATAATGATAACGTTCAATATTTTGCTCCAGTTCCAAGTGGTGCAACTAACGGTAACAACGTTGGATTTGCTTTGGATGACGTAATTGTTGGAAGTGGTACTGGTTCAATACTTTCTCCAAGTTTGAGTGGTAGCATACCAAGTACACCAAGTGCTTCTGAATCAACTTATGTTAAACTACGTAAGTTTGTTCTTGGATTCCAAGGTGGATTTGATGGTCAATCACCAACAATTCCAATTAATGTAGGAAGTTCAATTACTCCAGGTAACACTCAAGGTCTAGATTGTACAACAATTTCTAGTGCAGGTTCAGTAGCATACAAACAATGTATTGGTGCTCTTGGAAATGCAGATGAATTTGACATCAACTTGATTGCTCTACCAGGTATTTTCAATCAACATCACTCATACGTAACAACACTAACAATTGATATGTGTGAAGCCCGTGGTGATTGTTTCTACATCATGGATAACGTAACATTCCCATCAAGCAATCAAAGTGTAGGATTGATTGATGCCGCTGTAAGTAACGTAGCTACAATTGACAGTAACTATGTAGGTACTTATTATCCTTGGATTAAGATCCTAGATACTAACACAAACAAGATTGTAAGTGTACCACCTTCAGTAGTACTACCAGCAGTTTACGCTGCTAATGACAAAGCAAGTGCAGAATGGTTTGCTCCAGCCGGTCTAAACCGTGGTGGTATTCCACAAGCTGTACAAACTCTTGATAGATTGACTCACGCAGAACGTGATACACTCTATGAAGGTCGTGTAAATCCAATTGCCGCATTCCCAGGTCAAGGTATCTGTGTATGGGGTCAAAAGACACTACAAGTTGAATCAAGTGCTCTAGACAGAATCAACGTCCGTAGATTGTTGATCAACTTGAAGAAGTACATTGCTTCAACCAGTAAGTACCTTGTATTTGAACAAAACGTAGCTGCTACACGTAACCGTTTCTTGAGTATTGTTAACCCATACCTAGAAAACGTACAACAACGTAGTGGATTGTATGCCTTCCAAGTTAAGATGGATGATACAAACAATACACCAGACATTGTTGATAGAAACATCCTATACGGTCAAATCTATCTACAACCAACCAAGACTGCTGAATTCATAGTACTTGATTTCAACCTCTTGCCAACTGGTGCTACATTCCCTAATGCCTAATTGGTAAATAATTAAACAGAACCCCACTTAGAAATAAGTGGGGTTTTTTCTTTATAAATCTATTTATATTGTACGATGATTAAGCTGACAGATTTATTATTACAAGAAGCTAAAATTCCAGTTAGTGAACAAGAAATGGATTTATATGCTAAAAAGTATAAAAAGACCATTGATTATTTACGTACCAAGAACAAAGTACTATTGCTTACAACCAGTAATAGATGGAGTGGACATAAAGATGATATTGCTAAAAGTACACAAATTGCATTTAAAATACAAGAATTACTTGGTAAAGAAAAAGTAACTTTGATTGATACAACCAAGTTAAACATATTTCCGTGTGAAGGTAATGTGTCATCTAAATGGGGAAATCATTGTGGAACAAAAGACGCTTCATTAAAAGATAAAGATAAAAACCCTACAGGTGATCATCGTTGTTGGGCTAGTATAAATAATAAAAGTGATGAATTATGGAAAATAAGTAAAGAATTATTTGAAAGTGATACCGTTTTGTTTTTTGCTAGTGTGAGATGGGGTCAAACCAACGGTTTTTATCAGAAATTAATTGAGAGATTGACTTGGATTGAGAACAGACATTCTACTTTGGGTGAAAAAAATATAGTAAAAAACATTGATGCAGGTTTTATTGCCGTTGGACAAAATTGGAATGGTAGAGACGTTACAAAAACACAAAAAGATGTACTTCAATTCTTTGGATTCAAAACTCCAGATGAATTATTCTGGAATTGGCAATTCACTGATAACCCTCTTGATGAAACATCTAGATCTTATAAAAAAGCAATCACTGTATTTGATAACACATTTGAAATATGAATAAATTAACTCAATTTTTAGTAGACAGTTTATTA